GCAAGATCAAAACCATCAAGACTGTCCTCATTAGACTCAAAATTTATTGAAGGCAAATCTCTTTTTTTCTGCTCAATCATTTTTGAAGTCTGCGTTGACTGTTGATTAATTCTATTGCTTTTAGCATCATCCCTATTGTCTTCTCTTGACTGTATACTTTCTTGTTCCACTCCTTTTAATGACATCTGCATTTCAAATTCAGTCTGCATTAACTCTTGTTTTAATTGAGCTTCCATCTGTAATTTCTGAATATCGAAAGCAACTTCTGCTTCTTTCACAGCAATCTTAGACTGTGTTTCCGCTTGATTTGTTTGCATAGCTAACTGAGCAGCAGCCTGTTGCGCTTGCATTTGCATTTGCGCCTGCATTTGCTGTTGTTGCATTTGCTGTTGTTGTTCAGCCTTTTGTTTAGCTTTTCTTTTTACTTTAAGTAATTGATTAGCCATTTTTAAATTAGCAATCTCCCTTATGTCAATAGCATCTTCAAGATTAATATCTTGCTTTGAAAGAGCCATCTGTATGTTTTGCTCTAACATAGCTTTTTCCTCCTCATCTGGAGCCATCTCTATAAAAATACCAAAGTCATAAAGATATAATTCTTTAATATCTTCAAGTATACCTAAATTGTATTTACCTATTTGCATTGCAAACTCATCTTTAAAATCTGCGTATTCTAAAATATCAGCAGTTCTAATAGACAAACATTCAGCTAAAGTTCTAGTAATATATAGACTTGCATTTAAAATATGCCTAGTAGCTACGTTAGAATTTAATGCCGCTAATTTCTGAACACCAACTAAAGAATTAGGGTCAGGACTTGATCCGTCTCTAGCTTCATTTAAGCCTGTTACAGACCTAATCATGTCCATGTAATGATTGTAGTTGCCAATAAGCATTTGCATCTTACTAGCCCCGCTACTTGCGGTTAATTGAGTGATTGGAACCTTTGCGTTATTGTATTCACCATCCTGAGTATAACTTCTTCCTATCACACTACCGGTTTGAAAATACAAACGAAGTGCGTCTTCTGGGTTATAAGCTTGACCATTTCCTAAATCAACTTCATTTAATCCATCAGCATCAATAAATACACCATCAGGGACGACTCTTGAAACTACTTGTTGAATTTTTAAATGAGTCATTTGAATTAAATCAGCAAACGGGATCATTCTTTTAACTAAAGATTCTAAAGCACCTTTATACATTTTAGGCGCACACGCTACGTAATTAGGGAAAGCGTATTGACTTGCTGATTTTGGTCTTACCATATTTTCTCCAAGTTTCCATTGAAGCATAATATTAGTCCCCATAACCATAACCCCATCATACCAAACGTCAATGGTTTTAGTCACTTTTTCAAAACCTTGTTCTTCCATCATTTCTGGTGGAGGATTAAAACTTTCGTCTCTTTCGGACATTTTAAATGTTCCGTCAGGCATTGTTTTCTTTTTATAAACAAAAGTATGAGTTGTCTTATAGTTGAAATAAAGCAATGTTGCAGTATCTCTAGAAAACATACTATTTTCGTAATGTTCTGCTGTATTGTAATAATCATACCAAGACTGACTGTACTTAGAGATCTCTGACAAATCATCGTTGGTAAGAGTAGGATCTATTTTAATAAGTTCAGTGATCGGTACTGTTTTAATTTCCCCCCAGTAAAAACAATCTTTTAAGTAAGGGTCTTCAGTGTAGCTGTAAACCGCATTGGCGGGATCAACATAATCAATTTTAACTCCGTCTCCAGGTAAAAACATATGCCTACCAATACCAATACCAAGGGTAGTAATATCAAGGTCAATTCTTTTTCTAGTGTCGTTATAATGATTTGCAGCAAACTGAGTATCAATAGCTTCTTCTTCAGCTATTTCAATTGCAGGCTTATACTTCATCTGCATGTAAAGCTCTAGTTCTTGATCATTTTCAGGAAGTTCTGCTTCATCTGATTGAAATACATCAACACCAAAATCTGATTGTATTTGTTTTAGCAAAGGCTTTGCAATCATATCGCCTTCAATAATTTCTTGAAATTGATTTCTTTTTTCAGCAGAAAGCGCATCTTGAGCAGTAGCTTTTACTTTAAACAACCTATCATTCATTCCGTTAACAACAATGTCTACAAATTTTGGAATAATAGGAACCGGAGTCCAGTCTAAATTTAAATGACTTAAATCTCCGTCAATTGCTAATTCATTTTTATATTTACCAATTGATTGCTCACCTCTTGCGTATAACCTTAAACGATTAAATTCACCTCTTTGATTATAAAACCTACAAGAACCGCTGTCTTGCCTAAACCATTCGTACTGTATTGATTGTCCAATTTGTAACCCATACTCCATAGAATCTTTAACAGAATCGGAAGCAAACTGGTCTGGAAACGCAGCTGAGTTAACTTGTATTTTTACGTCTTTCATTTATTTAAGTAATTGACTAACTGAGTTGGTGTTATTATATCTAGCAAAGTTAACGCTTATTTTCGATTTTTCTTTAGCCGGAGTATATAGGTGTTTTTGATTAGCCATAATTGCCAAACCAGAACTAATAGAAGCATCAAATTTAGTTCGATTATTTATATCAAACTTTGCCCAATCTTCTAACGTCTTTTGAAAATACATTATTCCCATATCATCACTATCCCTATAGTTACCAACTAAATCCAATCCCACATGTTTTTCAATATATGACTCTATTGCAGAAGCGTGTGATTGCTTGACATCCTCACTTGAATTGGGAATTCCTCCTAATTCTTTTTCTGTTTTAGATAATTTATTAAACGTTTTATCTGGACGATTTATACTGTATCCACGATAACCCCTATTTTTAAAATGATACAACAAACGAGGTTTGTTATTTTCACACAAAATAGGCATACCAAAAAACACACACGCCATTAATACTTCTTCAAAAAATATTTCAGCCGTTTGAGGTCTTGCTATGTATTCTAAAAAAAACTCATTACTTGGCGCGTTATCCATATTAAATTTAGTCATACCTGACAAAGCACCGTTAGACCCTTTACCTACAACTACACCTGATATATCATATGAATCACATCCAAAAGAACCAATGTGTTCGTTGCCTGGATATTTTTTACCATTTTTAATAATTACATTATTTTGTAATGCGTTTTCTGGTAACCAAGTTACAAAAAATCTTCCTCTTTTATCAGGGGTCCAAATAACCCTAGTATCTTTCACTCCATTATGCCAAGAAAATGAACCCTGAGTCATGTGTTGACCCATTATTAAAGTATCATTGTAGTCTATTTGTTGATATATTTTTGTAAGATTAAATAAAGACTGCTTGCTTTCATCCCTAAATGCGTGAGACTCAGTTCTTGGGAACTGTCTGTAGAATTCATTCAATGCATCTGGATCACTAGATAATGAATCTACTTCGTTTTGCCAATAATCAATTGCACCCTGAGTAATCATTTCTTTGTCAATCCCCATTACTGGTTTTAAAGGAGTATGAAAAACAGGCATACCAAATATGTCGATAAAACCTTCCATGTTCCATTCCATAGGAATAAATAGATTATATAACCCACTTTTCGTTTGACCGTTTGAATTACGTTTTGTGCAATCAGAGTCGTAGTATAACTTTTTAAAGTTAGCGCCACCCTTATCTAAAGCATTTGATGTTGAACCCATCATACATTTTCCAATAATCTTACTACCCAAACGTAAACATGTTTTTGTAATCCCCCAGTTTTTAATTATACTGTTGGGTTTCTCCCACTTTCCACTCTCGTCATGTACTAGTAGTTTTAATTTTTCCCCATCATAACTGTTATCGCCAGTGTTTTTCCAGTCAATAGTAGTATCCAACCCTTCAACTAAATCAACATCTTCTTCATACATGTTTTTTTTAGTAATCTTAGAAGCAGGAACCCTAAACGCTAATTCTGTTTTAGGTTTATCCATACCATCCTGTATGGGCTTAAAAAAGAAAGGGTAATTATTTGATATTGGAACAACCTTGTCGGTAAACATTTTTTTAGCATCGGCTCCTGTCTTAGACAATATTCCAATCCTAGCATCTTTAGTTATAGTACCAATATTAGCGCACTCTTCACTTCCCATATAAGAAAACCCAGAACGCCTAATTTTTAAATAACTATTACCGAAACTTCTTTTATCAGCCTTGCAAGCCTCCCAGTGTATGTAAAAAATTCTATTTGCCTCCCTAAAGTCAGGTAGACCAACATCAATTTTAGTGTGCTGTATATACATCCAATGAGATCCAGTAATGTAAGTAGGCTTTCCATTATTCATAAACCAATACCCTTGTTCTCTATAATCAAATTGACTTTCTATATAGTCTATCCATTGATTTTTAAAACTTGAAGGGGCATTATGCCACTGGAAAATAGATTTTATTTTTTGTAGTTGCTTGGGGATTACTTGAGGTTCCCAGTGTTGTTTTTCTTTTTTATCAGACCTTTGAAAAACTTCTTTAGATACTTTAGGGAGCGCAATATTTAAACCTTGAACATTTAATATTTGATCAATTTCTCCTGTCTTTGATATTACAACAAAATTATATTTTTCATTATATCCGTACTGCCAAGATTTAGCTTTATTTTTATTAGCTAATGCATTTTTAGGAACTAAGTTTATAAGCTCCCTGTATATTTTATTATCTTGATCTTGACTCAGCAAATCCTTTTGGTGTGTTATTTGATTTATTATCTACTCCGTCTATTAAATCTTTTTCTTCTGTTATTCTTTTTAATATTTCAAAAGCATCAAATATTGCAAGCTTCTTAGTAGCGGCTGCATTCTTTAATTTGTCAGCAGCAAGCTCGTCATCCTCACCGTATTTTATAATTTGTTCTTGAGCAACCTGAATTAACTGAAGCACAGCCTTTTCGCCTGCGTTTATTATTTGTAATTTAATTTTATTTACGTCCATAATAATATTCTTTATTAAAAGTATGGTTCCTGTAATTTGCTACAATTTCTTCATTTTTATTAATAGGTTTTATTGCAATTAAAACAGAATCATTATTTTCTTTTAAAAATAAAAACTTAACATTACACATTGGACTATGATTAACATACCTACCTAAATAAGTTCGATTGTTACCCCTCATTCCAAAACCTATTTTATCACCAATAATAAAATTTTTTTTAGCAAAAATTCCTTTCCCGCTTATTTTTGATTTTGATACAACATAACTTTTATTTTTATCATCAACAACCTTACCTGCTTTTAATAAAAATTGTTTACTTTTTAAATATTTATCCAGAAGCTTTGGGTCAATATTATTTTCTTTTAACATTTTAAACCAATCTTCTGACTCTATCATAAAACCACAGTTATGTTATCGGTATACATCCTGTAAAGTAACTCGTCATCAACCATAAACTCATACTCTGAGTCTGGCTGATACAGAACTACATCACCAACTTTTACTCCTTTATCTAGTAGCTGTTGATTTATATACTTTACAGTTCCGGTTAATGGCTCAAACTTACAATTCTTTTTGAGATACGTTTCTTTAGCCGGTAAAGGCTGAATAAAACAATACTTATCATACCCTACCCAACCGTCACTATTTTTATACATATAAAACTGGTCTACATCTACAAAAAAAAGATCTTCTTTAAAAAAGCTTTTTCCACTTTTTCTGTTGCCATACATGTCATTGTAAAATTTAAAAACATTATGGTGTACCAAAAGAGTATCTCCCTTTTCAACAGGCCCATTATAGCCAATAGGAGTGGCTACAACTTTAGCGAATCTATTAGAAGACTTGTGGTCTTCTTCGGATGTACTTGTAAGGAATTTATGATCTCCGTATTTTTTTATATTATCATATCTCCTACCCTCTAAAGGTTGGACAATAAAATTGTAAGGTGATTGCATTTAATTTAAGTGCTAAAAATTTATGTTGTACTCTAAAGAAATAGGAAGCGTAGTTCTAAATTCTTTCCACAATAAAACTTCGTCTCCTTTTATAATCCAAATTTTATAAGAATCATTATCGTAGATAATGTGTTGTATTAAATAAGATCCTCCCAAAACATTCTGGCCAACTATGTAGTGCATTGCACCAGACTTGTAGTCTGCTCCAATTGAAATTTTTCTTATATCCATTCTATATTTAGCTAGTTGCCTGAGTTGTTATAACTCCTGAATTACTAACAAAAAGTTTCCACACACCACCATTAGGAGCAATTAACTTAACAACACCAGCATCAGAAATAAAACTAGAAAGAGTTGAAATCATACAAGACTTCGTCATCAAACTATTTTCCTTGTCAGTTAAGATTAAATAATCTGCTGAGTCAAGAGTTGTAATATTGGGGTATGCTGATGTATTGCTAATTTTTGCCATGGTGTTTTATTCTACTACCTCTAAAGGTGTTTCTATTACTGGCTCTTGGTCTTTTACCTCACCAGTCTGTAAGTTAATAACTGCATTCGAGCCAAACTCTTCCATTAGAAGATTTTCTTGTTCTGCAAATTTTAACTTAATACTAACAATGCTAGTAATTAAATCAGATTTTTTAATTTCTAAATCTGCTATTTCAAATTTTGAATCATTAAATTGTTTTTGCAAACCTTGTAATAACTCTAACTGCTCTTTACTTAATTGTTTTGACATTTGATTTAATTTAAATATTATTGATTAACAAATATACAATTTTTTTTATAATTATTCAATTGGTGGCGTTGGTGTTGGATTTTGCCACGTGAAATACAAGTCTTCATTTACTGGTGTAATTTGAGACTCAATGTTTGCAGCAATACTCGCTTGCATTTGATCTACGTCTAAAGATCCTTCTAACCATCCAATAACTAGAGCTTCAAAAGCTTCCGTGTTTTCATAAGGCGTAAAAGGTTCACCTGCTACATACGCGTAGCTTTGTGTTCCGATATTAGTACTTGAATAAGTTTGTCCTCCAGATTCTTCAGAACCTGTGTATCTGTAATGTACTGTGTAGATTACATTGTCTTGCCCATCCGCTTGGATGTGGGCGTTCATTGTTGGAATGTCCCATTTGTAAATAACTGCCATTGTTTTATTTATTTATTAACCATTTATTTTTTATAGGGATATACAAAGCCCCTCCTATATTTAAGTTTGTAGTAAGAAATTTAGAAGTTAAAGTTTGAACTTGCTCTTCACTCATTTCGTTTTCATCCCAAATTGTATCTATGATTATTAAATCATATTTCTCTTCTGTAGAATACTCAAAGATATCACTTTTTATAATATTAATATCACTTGGTAAATGTCCTGAAGAAATATTGTAATCAATAACCTCTTGACTAATCT